AGACCGAGCAGAGCAGGCGCACGGTCGTGGTGCCGGGCAGGGCCGCGCTGGCCCTCGGGCGCGCCGCGTCGCAGCTGCCGCCCGACTGGCCGCTCACGCACGACGGCGCGGGCCTGTGGGTGAGCCGGGACAGGGTGAACCGCGCGTGGCGGCTGGACGTGCTGCCGCTGCTGCCCGAGCCGCAGCGCCACATCTTCCAGAACCTGCGCAACTCCTGGCAGACCAACTGCCGGTGGTCGCTGGGCATGCCCCCGTGGCTCGTGGAGCCGCTGATGGGCCATCGTGGGGAGGGCGTCACGGGCGCCCACTACGACCGACCGCAGGCCGAGCTGTTCGCCGCGGCGGTGGCCGACGCCTACCGCGAGCACCCGTTCGACGCCGGGTGGTCGTGGCTCGATGGGCCTAATTGGGACGGGAGTGCGGCTATCTAGGCCATCTACCTGCGCCTTTGCAGGTTGCGCATCATCTGCTGCATCATTTTAGCCTGTGCCGTCCCGTGTCACAACATGCCCTAGCTGCGCTTTTGCGTGCGCATCGTGCCGCCGGATGCCCCGTTTCGGCGCATTTGGGACGCGCTTGGGACACAAAAACGCCCCCCACCGCCGCAGCGGTGGGGGGCGCATGTCCTTACACGATGAGCGGCATCAACCGCATGACGAGCCACGTGACGGCGGCGAAGCCCGCGTAGGTCGCCACGATCGCCACGACGATGTCCCTGGCGTCCCTGCCCATGCGGGCCTACTTGACGCCGAGCTTCTCGGCGATGCGCCTCACGACCGACTTGTCCCAGCCCACGTTGGTCGCGGTGGTCTTGGTGACCTTCTGGCCGTCATAAATGCCGAGGGCGTTGCGGATGTCGCGGACGATCTGGTAGAAGTCCACGGTCTCCAGGTTCTTGTTCTTGGCCCCGAGCACCAGCTCGGCCACCTTCGGCACGCCGTTCGCGTTCTTGGCGCTCATCTTCGCCATGACCATGTCAGCTGCCATCTGTGCGATCTCGCGCTTGTCCTTGTCTGTCACGATGTCCTCCTCTACGAGTTCCCACCGAGGCTCTCCATAGCCTGCGATGTAGCCGCTGTTCCTTGCATAGCTGCGACGGCGCACCGCGCCGCCGGGGTACCCCTCGGAGTACCCGGTGTTGCCCTCGATCGTGTTGACGACGCCGTCGTTGAAGCTCACGACGCACCCGGTGTGGTCGAAGTCTCCGAAGAAGATCTGGCTGCCGATCTTCGGCGTGTGGGAGAAGCGGCCCATGTCCTTGTAGTACTGTGCACTGAACTCGCAGCCCGCGCCGCAGCCGCCCTTGGGCTGGTTGAGCATGGGCTGCACCATGTCCGGGCCGAACGTTTGGGCGATGCCGCAATCATACGTGACGTCGCACCAGTCGTAGCCGTTCTTCGGGCCGTTGTACATGCCGAGCGAGTCCATGTAGACAGCGAACTTGTTGTGCTTGCCAGCGTCAGCCGCATAGCCGACCTGGCTCTCGAACCATGCGACGAGGCGCTCCTGCGGTGTGGGCATCTCACGCCTCCTTCGCCGTGACCGCGCTGGCTCCGATGAGTGCGCCGATGAGCAGGCCCACGGCGTTGATGGTGGTCACCACCGCGTCGACGTGCGGCATGCCCCAGACGGGGCCGACCACGCCGACGAAGGTGGCGATGGCGGGACAGGCGATGAGGCCCAGCCATTTAGCCGCGTCATAAACTCGGTCTGGCAAGAAGTACTCCATTGTGTCCTCCTTAGATCTCTCTGTCGGGCAGCTCCGCCACCCGGGCCATGTAGCCATCGATGAAGCCGTTGGCGTTGAGCGCCGCGTACTTCCGGTGCATGTCCATCAGGCTGGCCCGCTCCTCGGGCGTGACCCAGCCGCGCGTCAGGTACTTCTCGATGTAGTGCAGCAGCGTAGTGCGCATCGTGGTCTGCGTGGCCTCGTTGAGCGCGTCGAGCTTGGCGTCTATGCCGGCCACGCTGCCCTCCACGCGCTCGCGCCACTCGGCCTCGGCCCTGCGCTTGGCATCCGTCTCCGCCTGAGCCTCGTCTCGCTTGCGCTCCGCCGCGTCCTGCCGCGCCTTTATCTGGGCCGTCAGGGCGGTGACGATGACAGCCGAGGCGATTTGGGCTGCCCACGCGATGAAGCTGGTTATCGCGTTGTCCATTGGTGGCCTCCCTATGGCTGTACGAAGGTGCCGCTCAAATAGAACGTCGTGCCTGCTGGTATGGCAACCGTAGGCGTCATGTAGATTTCGCCGTTTGCCTGCGTGCTCGCGTTGATGCCGTAGCGCGTGCCCGACGCCCATAGCCCGGCCATCGCATTTGCTCGCCATCCGCTCTTTAGTGTGCCGATGTTGTAAGAGGTGCCCGCCGTCAGCGCATTCGTCGTCTTGAAGCCGAGATAGACGGTTGCGACTCCGTTGCGTTTGTATGCGCGATTGAGGTTGCCTGCCGTATACACGGAGAAGCCGCTATTTGCGGTCACGACGCCCGTCCCCGTGCTGTCGCTCGTGACCGTGTTGTACGTGGTCGTGCTGACCGCGCCGATGTCGGCTGGTGTCGGCTTGTTCCCGGTGTGGTACACGCCATAGTTGGTTCCGCCGTCGTTGGCGGCGTTCGGCACGCTGACGTAGATGGTCGCGTTGCCGCTGGTGCCGTTGTGGCCCGCGCTGATGAAGGTCTGCCCCTTGTGGTGTGTCGAGGCGGTCTTGGTGGAGCCTAGCCACAGGTTCTCGCCGTTGTCGAAGACGCCGGGGTAGCTGTTGCCCGCCGAGTCCTTGAGGAAGTAGCCCCTGCCCGAGGCGCTCTGCTTGAGGCTGGTGCCCAAGTCGCAGTCGGTCGAGATGAGTCCTTCCGTGTCGCTCGCGCAGATGTAGACGTTGGCGGTCTTCGAGCCAGACGGGCCGTAGGCGGTGAGCCGCAGGTAGTTGTTCGGGCTATTCGCCGTCTTGTGCGCCCCGACGTAGCTCAGAATCCGCCGTGAGCCGTCCACGAGGCGAATCTGGTGGTCGCCGTTCATCGGCTCGGTGTAGGTGCCGTCCCGCGTGATGTTGCCCTGTGCCACCTCCACGACATTCTGGAAGAGCGTTGTCAGCGCCACCTCGAAGGTGTTGGCCAGCGTGGCGATGGCTCCGATGGCAAGTCCCGTGCCGCCGTGCAGGGCGTCGAGCAGGCGGAACACCTTGGGGATGGTCGCCACGCGCGTGGCGCTGACGGAGCGGCTGGAGCCGCCGTAGCTCACGGTGAGCGTGGCCGTCACGGAGACGCGCACGGCCACGTCCTGCGCGTAGGAGCCGCCGAAGGTGCCGACCGACGTGTTCGAGAGGTCTGCGGTGGCCGTCTTGCTGCCGCTGCGGTTTGACAGGCTGCTGGTCACGCTCGCGTCGTTGGCCGTGGCGGTCACGGCCACCGTGCCAGCGATGGTGCCCATGGCCTTCCACCCGGCGCTCAGGTGGCCGTAGGTGCCGCTGTCCGACCTCGTGCCAGCGCTGTCGGAGCGGTAGGCGCTGAGGCTGGTCACCTGCACCGCCACCCACACGGCGTAGAGCGTGGCGGCGGCGTTGGCCGTGTAGCTGCCGCTCGGCGCGTAGGCCGTGCCGGTGCCGGCGGCGTTGGTGCTCCACCCGAGGAAGGTGTAGCCGCTGCGGGTGGGCCTGGTGCTGGACAGCGTCAGCGTCTGGCCGTAGGTCTTGGTCTGCGATGCCGGAGCGCCGGTGCCGCCGTTGGCGCTGTAGGCCACCGTCCACGTGTTGATCCTCCACACCGCATAGAGCGTGGCCGCGGCGTTCGCGGTGTAGCTGCCGCCTGCCGCGTAGGTCGCGCTCGTCGCGGTCGAGCTGGTCGACCACCCGAGGAACGTGTAGCCGGTGCGGGTCGGCTTGGTGCTGCTGAGGGTCAGCGTCTCCCCGTGCCACTTGGTCTGTGCGCTCGGTGCGCCCGAGCCGCTGTTGGCGTTGTAGCTGACGGTGTAGTGCGTCTTGGCGGGGACGGTGAAGGTGTGGCTGCCGTAGACGGGTAGACCCGTGTTCGAGTAAAAGTCAGACCATCCGCTTCCGCCGCTGTAGTTGGCAACGATGGAGCCGACATAGTTGAACCTGAGGCTGAGCGTGACCGACTGCGACTGGTGCGTCTTGGCGATGGCTATGCTGCCGGACTTTGTTCCGGTGATGCTGGTGCCGGAGTACTCGAGCTTGGTGGTGCCGCCGATGGACACCCCCACATAAACGCTGGATATGCTCTGCGCGGCGAGGGTGAAGCTCTCGCTCGACGTCTTGGAGAGGACTGTCGACAGCTTAACGCCTGGTATCGTGTACGTAGTGTCTGTCTCGGTGGGCGACGAGCTGGCCATCTTGCCGCGGAGGGCGTAGGTGCTGCCCCTCCCGGCCTGCTCGGCCTTGTTGCTCGTCAGGAGTCCCGTGCTGCTCCAAGGTGCTGCCATGTCGCTATCCAATCCACTTGAGCGTGAGGTTGCCGTTGTCCTGCAGTCGCCACTCCCAGCAGTTGTTGCCCTCCTCGCCGACCTGCATGGCGTTGAGCACGACGGTGTAGGGGATGTAGAGCTGGTTTCCGTTGACGTAGGCCACGCGCGTGTCGGCCTGGTAGAAGCCCAGCTCCTGCGAGTCGGCCACGACGTGGAAGCTGTCGGAGCTGCCGAGCTGCACGGTGTCGTTGTCGAGGTCGATGAAGGTGCCGCCCTCGCTGCCGATGTAGCCCGTGGTGATCTGCGCGGCCGTCACGACGTCTGCTGCCACGTGGCCGCTCACGATGACGGTGCGCCACTCCCAGTCGCCGTCGGAGTCGCGGCTGTCGGCGATGCGGACGTTGCCGCCCTTTATCTCCACCACCTGCGTGGCCTCCGTGCCCACCAGCGGGTCGCTCACGGCCCGGTCGTAGGTGCGGATGCCCTGCCCCTCCGTGATGTAGGTGAAGCCGCCCGTGGCGTTCGCCTCGGCGTTCATGCGCGCGATGAGGTTGCTCACGTACTCGGCGGTGGACTGGTTGAGGCTGAGGCTCGTCACCTGCGACTGCACCTGCGCGACGCTGCGCGCTATGTCGCCAAGCTGCGAGCCGAGCCCGCCCACGAGGTTCGAGAAGGTCAGCACGTCCTGCGAGCGGTCGAGCGGGTGGTGCTCCACGCGCAGCAGGCGCGTCTCGATGCGGATGGGCACCTCGCCGAAGGCCGCGTCGACCACGGCGCACTCGTCGCCCACGGCGACGCCGTGCGCGTCCATGCCCGCCTCGGCGAGCTGGACGACGTCGCACTCGTAGCTCACCTTGGGGCGCGTCCAGTCGTGCAGGTGCCCCAGCGCCCACGCCTTGAGGTCGGCTGCGGTCTCCATGGCCTCGTTCTCCACGACCTGCACGGGGTGCTCCCAGCCGCCGCTGCCGTCGGGCACGCGGGTGAGCGGCACCGCGTCGGCGTCCTCCAGCCACATCACGCCGCCGTTGGCGTCCTCGATGGTCACCTTGCGACCGTAGCCGCCGCCCTCGGTCTCCTCGGCCTTGCCCAGCGGGATGACGCGGCACGTCCACGGCTCGTCCATGACGGTGCGCCTGATGCCGGACACGTCGTGGCCGTAGTCGAAGCGGCGCGTGGCCCCCTCGTCGCCCACGTGGGCCAGCAGGCTCACGGAGCGCGAGGTCACGCTCGCGAGGCCGACCTCGATGGTCGCGTCGACCTCGCCGCCCCACGTCTCCACGAGCGTCTGTAGCGCCTCCCAGCCCGACATGCGGAAGAAGGACGCGCTGCCCACGGTCCCCACGTCCACGGCGCCGACGGCCCAGCGGGCCGTGCCGCCGAGGGCGGCCTCCAGCGCCTGCTCCGCCGTGGCGGGCGTGCCGCCCGTGCCGGGCATGGCGCTGACGAAGGTGCGCGAGAGGTCGTACTGGAGCGACCACGGGCAGAAGTAGGCGTGGGTGGCCTCGCCCGCGGAGTGCTCCGCCTCGTCGGCCTCCACCACGTACTCGCGCCACTTGAGCATGCCGTCGCGCCAGAGCAGCCGGTCGCCCTTGGACAGCTCCTGCGTGGTGGTGACGGACAGCGACCGCTCGCCGTTGACCTCGTCCACCACGACCATGTCCACGAGCCGCGCGGGGTCGAGGTCGCCGACCACCGCGCCGTCGTGGGACGTGACGATAATGCGCGGCGCCTCGGCCATGCGCTACCACCACCTCTCGCGCCACGTCACGGTGGCCTCCCCGGTGCCCTGCGCCATGGCGAGCGTGTGCTCGCCCGGGGTGAGCATCGGCCAGTCGTATGCCGGCGGCAGCATCGCCGCCTCGCGGTTGACCATGAGCGTGCGGGCGCCGCAGTCGGCGGTGACCTCCAGCTCGGTGCCGCTTGGGATGGCGGCGTAGATGGCGGGGCCGCCGTCCAGCGTCACCACCCAGCTGTCCTGCGTGCCTCCCGTGGCCTCGCACTCGATTGTCGGCCACGTTGGCGCTGTGCCGCCCACCTCCACCTCGACGCTGCCGCCGCTGGGGATGGTGGCCGTGCGCGCCTCGCCGTAGAGCCACGGGTCGGGGCACTCGAAGGTGACGGCCACGTGGTCGGCGTTGAGGAACGCCTCCTGCGCGGCGTCGCCCGTGGGCACCGCCATGCGCCACAGCCCGCCCTCGTCGCCGAGCACGAGCTGGCGCGGGGAGTCCACGGCGAGCCACCCGGCCAGCGTGCGCATGGCGACCTGCCGCTCCTCGCGGGTGCCGCCGATGGCGTAGAGGTCGAACGTCAGCTGCACGGGCGTGCGCCGCGTCCCGGCGAAGAGTGCGCCGTCGCGCCCGGGCACGTCCACCAGCGTCGGCTCCCACGCCCCGAGCGGTCGCGTGGCGTGTCGCTCGACGGCGAAGAGGTCGGACAGCTCGTGGCCGTCGAAGGTCAGCTCGTAGCTCACAGCGCGGCCCTCCTCTGCCTGTCGGCCTGCCTGTTGATCTCGCGCGCTATCGATGTGATGTCGCGGTCGCTGCGCACGACGAAGGTGTTGCCGGTGACGGTCACGCCGCCGCCGACCTTCGACGCGATGGCGTCAGCGAAGTCGTCCATGAGCCTGCCGCGCTGCGGCAGCACCATCTCGGGGCCAGCCTCGCCGACGCCGATGACGCTCGGCTCGTCGAAGAAGCCGCCGGTGCGCCACCATCCGTCGAAGGACACGCTCGGCACCTTGACGATTCCGCCGAGGATGCTGCTCCACGACAGGCTGAAGTGCGGCGTCGGGATGTGTGGCATGCTGGGCGTCGGCCACGATATCTTCGGGAAGGACGGCATGAAGTTGGACACGGCCTGGCTGATGGTGTCCAGCGCGCCTGAGATGGAGCCGACGACCGGTGCCGCGATCTTGGAGAAGGACGGCCTGAAGTTCGAAATGGACTGCTTCATGCTGTCGAGGACGCCGGAGATGGAGCCGATGGCAGGCGCGGCTATCTTGGAGAAGGATGGCCTGAAGTTCGTGATGGATTGCCTCATGCTGCTGAGGACGCCCGATATCGAGCCGATGACGGGCGCGGCTATCTTGGAGAACGTCGGCTTGAAGTTCGCGACCAGCGACTTCATCTCGCCGACCTTGGTCGAGAAGGAGCTCTTCGCGGAGCCGATGGCGTCCGTGATGGCGCCCTTGACGGCGTTCCACCTCGAGCTGGCGGTGGACTTGATGCTGTCCCATGCCGTGCTCGCCGCGGACTTGATGCCGTCCAGCCTTGTGCCCACGCCGGCCTTGATCTCGTCCCACTTGGCCGTGATGGCGCCTTTCACGGTGTCCCACTTGCTCGTGGCCGTTGACTTCACGGAGTCCCAGCCCGCCGACACGGCGTTCTTCACCGCCGTCAGCTTGGCGTCGACAGCAGATTTGATGGCGTCCCACTTCGCGCCGATGGCCGACTTCACGGCCTCCCACTTGCTGGTGGCGGTCGTCTTGACGCTGTCCCAGCCGCCCGATATCGCCGTCACGACGGCCTTGAGCGCGTTGGCGACGGCGGTCTTGATGGCCTCCCACTTGGCCACGATGGACGCCTTGACGGCCTCCCACTTGGCCAGCGCCGTGGCCTTGACGTTGTCCCAGCCGGTCGAGATGCCGGTCTTGACGGCGTTGAGCTTGTCGGTGACGGCCTTCTTGATGGCGTCCCACTTGTCGGCGACGGCGGTCTTGATGTTCTCCCACGACTTGACCGCCGCGGTCTTGATGGCGTCCCACGCCTCTGACAGCGCGTTCTTCAGCTTGCCCAGCCAGTCCTTGAGCAGAGGCTTCAGCGCGTTGTAGAAGCCCTTGACGATGCCGGGGAACGCCTTCACGGCGTTCTTCACGATGTTGAACGCGACCTTGGCCATGTTCTTCAGCGCGTTGACCACGGTGTCGGCCAGCTGCTTGGAGACGGCGTCCATGTCGGCGTTGTCCTTGCCCAGCTCGGTCAGGAAGTTCGCCCACGACGACTTCATGGCGTTGGTGCTGCCCTCGACGGTGCCCGCGGCCTCATTAGCGGTGGTGCCCGCGATGTGCTGCTCTTCTTGGATGGTGTGGATGGCGTCGACCACGTCGGAGTAGTTGTCGATGTCGTAGTGCACGCCGCTGATTGCCTCGGCATCCTCAAGGAGCCGTTGCATCTCTTCCTTCGTGCCGCCGTATCCGAGCTTGAGGTTGTCAAGCATCGTGTAATTCTGCTTGGCAAAGCCCTGGTAGGCGTTCTGAATCGACTCCATGTCGGTGCCGAACGTGTTGGCGTTGTCGGACATGTCGCGGATGGCCTTGTCGGCCTGCGACGCTGCCGTCGCGGTGTCACCACCTAGGCTGTTGATGAGCGACGCGGAGAAGCCCGTCACGGTCTCCATGTACTCGTTGGCGCTCATGCCGGCGGTCTCGAACGCTTTCGAGGCGTTGGACTCCACGAGCTTCGCGGCGTCGTCGCCGAACAGCTTGTTGACGCCGCCTGACAGCTGCTCGTAGTCGGCGTAGAGGCCGTACGCCTCCTGGCCGATCTCGGCTATCTTCTTGCCGACCTCTACGAGGCCGAGAGCGGCCACGATCTTGGTCGCCATGCCCTTGAAGGTGCCGAGCATGCCCTCGCCGAACATGCTGCCGCCCTCGACGCCCGTCGCCTCGAGCGCGGAGGTCACGTCGCCGCTGAAGCCCTTGTCCATCTTCGGCATGATGGTCACGTAGGCAGTTCCGACCTCAGCGTTTGCCATTCTTAATCACCCCCGTAGTACCACTTGTCGAAGTCGGCGATGGGGATGGGGTCCTTGCCGACCTTCTGCACGTTGTCCCTGACCCCCGGCCTCGGCAGCGGCTTCGGCCTCCTCGGCTTCGCGCCCTTGGAGCGCAGGAAGCTGTACTGGAACGACGCGAGCTGGTCGTAGATCGCGGCCAGCAGCATGTCGCCGTGCACCCCCGTCAGCCACTCGTTGTCGGGGTCGGTCTCCTGCCTGAGCGCCGAGTCCGGCGGCAGGTAGCGAACGAAAGAGAGCAGGGCGCCCGCCGGGAGCGCCCTGCCCACGTCGCGCATCAGGAAGCGCGTCCTCGTCATGAGGTCGTACTCGAGCGCCGCGCCGTGCTGCGCCACGATCACGGCGAGGCCTAGGATTCCCCCAGGTCGGGCTCGCCCAGCGCCTCGCGCTGCTGGTTCCAGACGGAGAGCAGCCGCTTGAGGTCGTAGTCGCCGAGTCTGTAGACCACGTCGCCGAGGTACTTCGCCATGAGCGCCAGCATGCCGTCGGCGGGCTCGTCGTGCTGGCCGACCAGCTCGAGGTCAGACGAGTCGAGCGTGATGGGCAGCTCGTGCTCCTCGCCCGAGAGGTTCACCACGATGAACGGGCGCTCCACGGTATCGAAGTCGATGCGCGCAACTTGAGGCATGTGTGCTCCTTAGGCGGCGGTCACGCCGTCGTCGTAGTAGAAGTAGATGCTCTTGCCCGAGGCGTCCATGTTGCAGTCGAGCGACACGGACCAGCTGATGGGCTCGTTGGCGACGAACGTCAGCTCGCCGTCGAGGGTCGGCTGCGCGTTGGGCAGCACGAGACGGATGCGCTGGCTTCCGTCCTTCATGTTGAACGCCCACGCCTTGGCGTCGGCCAGCTCGGGGCCGATGGCCACGCTGATGAGCGTGCCCGCGGTCGTGGTCGCGTCGGTCTTGGTCACGTTGGACTCGCCGAAGATGGCGCACAGGGAGTTGTAGTCGGTCTGGATGAAGGTGAACGTCACGGTGCCCGTGAAGTCCTCCAGCAGGGTGCGGATGTGGCCGAGCGACCAGTCCTGGATGCTGGTGGTGCTGTTGTCGATGGACAGCGAGACGCCGTCGGTGGAGACGTAGCCGCCGCTCGTCCACGTTGCTGCGGGGAGCGCCGTCTTCGCGTCGGTGGGCATCGTGGCGGTGGTGGCCGCCCAGTTCACCGCGCCGACGGTCGCGGACTGGTCAGGAGCGCCGACGACGACGTTCACTGCGTTGATGGGCATGGTTGCCCCCTTTCGGGTTAGCTGTTGTAGATGTTGGTTGCGAGGTCGAAGCTGACCTGCCAGACGAAGCCGCCGCCGTCGATGAGGCCGAGCTGCGTTATCTCTGGCGCCCCCACGGCGTTGATGCGCTCCGACTCGTCGGCGACGCCCGGCAGCGAGAGCGCGAGGTCGAACGCCAGGGACTCGCCCTCGGCGTCGCTGGCCGTCCACAGCTGGACGGTGTAGCGGGGGTAGTCGTGCGGGTAGTCGCAGGTGCCGCCCGTGCGGTTCACGACGGCGAACGCCGGGGCCTGGCCGGCCTGCGGGTAGGTGGACGACGGGACGGACAGCGTCCTGCCGACCCATCCGACGACCACCTCGAGCGAAGAGAACATGGCTACCCCCTCAGAGACTTCTCGAGCGTCATGTGTCGCGCGTTGGAGTTCATGGCGTGGCGGTCGCCGGTGGCGACGTAGGCGTGGCAGCGCACCTTGCCCGGGCGCGCCTTGCGCATGACGTAGCCGCTCGCCTCGAACATGGAGTTCGCGCGCCCGAGTATGCGGGCCGCGCTGGCGTCGACCGCCTGCATGGTGCCGGGCAGGTTGAGCAGCTGCGCCTTGAAGGCCTTGTTCGCCCTGTACCTAACCGTCATAGGCCTGCACCTCCACGGGGAGGTAGAGCTGGCCGGGTACGAGCGACGGCATGTAGCCCTCGGGGACGCCCACCACGACGAAGTCGCCAGCCCATGGCGCGGGCAGCGTGACCTTCGCGCCACGGAGGGCCTGCGGGTCGGACCAGCGCCTCGTGAAGTGGAGCGTCAGGTCGACGCGCACGCCCTCGGGGCGCGACGGGCCGAGGTCGTTGGTGGAGCCGGGTGCCACGAGCACGTGCGCCTGCGTCGGCTCGCCGTACGCCTCGACGTGGTTGCCGAGGCGGTCGGTGGCAGACCAGTCGCGCAGGCGGACGGTGGCGGTGACTGTTGGCCACATGGCGCGTCACCCCGCCATCCTGCCGCAGCCGATGCGCCCGCCGCCGATGCCCAGAAGCGCCATCTCGGACGGCAGCATCTTTGGCGTGCCGTAGGTGGTGGCGAAGGTGTAGCTGCGGGAGTAGGGGCCTGCCGTGGCGGTCATGGCGGTGATGCCAACGGGAACGTCGGTCGTGCCAGCGTCACCCGTGGGCATCACGCGGTTCGCCATGGAGCGGCACACGATCTTCAGCCTCGCGGCGAATGACTCGGACGGCTCGGAGTAGTCCACGCCGCGCCTGTCCAGCTCCGCCTGAATCACGGCGGTGCAGTCGTCAAGGCACTCCTGGAGCATGTCCTCGTCGGACACCGCGCCGTAGCGGGCCTCGTAGTCCTCGATGGTGGCGTACGACACGCCGACCACCCCCTTACTGCTTGTCCTGCGGCTTCTGCGCCTTGCGCGGCGCACGGCGCTTGGGCGCGGGCTTGGGCTTGAGCGCGTAGCCGCTCGCGAGCATGCGCGGGGCGTCCTCGTCGCTGGCCATGACGCGCACGCCGTTGGGTGCGATGAGCTCGACCATTAGGCGGTGAGCAGGTTGAAGTATCCGGTGCCCTCGACGGCGAAGGCGACCTCGACCTCGGCGCGCACGGCGATCATGTTCTGCTGCCAGAGGTTGATGACGGTCTCGCCGGAGGTGAGCGTCGCCTGGTCGGAGACGGAGACCTGAACGCCCTCGACGGTGCCGAAGATGGCCTTGGTGAAGTCGCCAGCGATGCCGAGGATGTCGGTGGTCGCGTCGACGTAGACGTTCTTGGAGGTGGAGACGGTGGCACCGAGAATCGGGCTGATGGTGCCGGTCTCGACGCCAGCGGTGAACAGCGGGCGCTTGTCGCCGTCCACGGCGGCGAGGACCTTGGCGCGGCCCTGCGGGGCGAGGATGATGTGGTCCATCACACCGCCAGCGGTGGCGATGTTGCCGTCCACGGCAAGAAACTGGTCGTAGACGGTGGAGCCGGACGCGGGGGTCAGGGAGACGGCGGTTGCGCTGCCGAGCACGTCGAAGCCGGAGCCGGGCGCGGTGGTGCCCATGATGGTCTGGTCGAACTTGGTGCCGAGGGCCAGCGGCAGGCGGCGGACAAGCTCGGCGTAGAGGGCGTTGGCGTCGCGCAGGAACTCCATGGAGAACGCCTCGATGACGGCCAGCTTGTACGGGACGATGGTCTTCTTGCCGAGGGTGTGGTTGGAGACGGGCTTGGCGCTGGTCTCGTCGACCCAGTTGGCCTGCGGCTCGCCGGTGATGGTCTGGACCTTCAGGCCGGTGCCGGGGATGGTGATGCGACGGGCCGCGCTCATGAACGCGGAGTCCTCGATGGTGGCTCCCCAGATCTCGGCGCTGACGGCCTCGGGGAGAACGACGTTGGTGGTGCCGCGGTTGATGTCGATAGCGGGCATGGTTGCCCCTTTCTGCTAGTGCGCGTTCGCCAGTGCCTCGGCGAACAGCTGCGCGTTTGTCTTCTTGGCGGTGGCGCTGCCGCCGCCATCGTCGGTGCGGGTCGGGTGGACGGGCATGAGCTTCAGCAGGCGCTTGGCCTGCGCAAGCAGCTCGTCGGCGTCGGAGCCGTTGAGCATCTGCGCGACCTCGAGCGGGATGCCTGCCTTCTCGGACGCGGTGGCCACGGCAGCTGCGCGGGCCTGCTGCGCCCTCAGCTCGTCCAGCTCGCGCTGGGCCGTCTCGGCCTGCGTGCGCAGCTCGTCAAGCTGCGCCCCGTCCACGTACCCCTCGTACTTGCGCCGCTCGCGCTGGCGGGCGTCACCGACCATGCGGTTGACCTCCTCCTGCGTGAACGTGCGCTCGCCAGACTGGGCAGCTGCGCCAGTCTGGTCGTCGGTGGTGCCCTCAGGCGCTGCCTGAGTCGTCTCGTCGGCCATGTCGGCCTCCTTCCCCGGCCCCAGCCGGTGTCGGTGCGCGGATTGACCGCCCCGCGCATTGCGTGGGTATGAAAAAGGCCCCTTGCGGGGCCAGTCTCATCTGGTTGTTTGTGCGTTCGCACAATAGGTTAGCTAGATAATCTGATTAGCCTTGCCGTTAGCGATTGCGAGCACGGCATCATCGGTTTCAGTGATTGCGACAGGCAAAACGTCCGACTTCCCCAGTCGGTACATCGGCAGGTCAAACTGCATTTCATCGCCATCACCAATGACGAAAACGAAAGAATCTGACAGCTCCCATGCGGCTGCGATTGGCTCATCATCGCCAATGGCGTCCATAAGCGTCTTAATGGCTTCGTCTGCGCTCATCATTTGATCACCTCCACCGTCTTCGCGAGGTATTGTTCGTCAAATTCAAGGTTGTCGATTCTCGATACCGTGAGGTCACGCGGGCTGAACCTGTCCATCCATCCCGTGTAATCGGTGTTGTTTGTCTGTGGACAGACATACACGATTTCGCCGCCCTGCAACTCTGCGACGAACACATGCCCACTTCTTCCATTCCACTTGACACAAACCTCGAAGCGCGCGCCGTCCTCATGGCGGGCGATTTCTTCTTCAAGGTTCCTAATGGCCTGTTCTCTGGTTCTTGCGCTAACGTTTGTCCACGTCTGCCCTTTGAATAGGCGGTTCCAGTTGTTTGCAACCACGTCATTTCTAGCCATGCGGCTAGAAGCCTGCACGTCGTAACCACGCCGCCGCATTTCGTATGCGGGGACGCATCTTTGGCAATTCTCGCGCCATTCTCGATACGACTTCTTGTATCGCTTTTGCAGTGCCGTCCATTCCTTGCGCCTCTGGGCGCGAGCGAAGTATTCTTCGGGCGTATCGCTCGGCATTGCGTCGATTTCTCTTGCAAGTGCGTTCAGCTGCTCAAGCATATCGTCCACCATTGAGACGTTCGGGTTAGTCTCATTGGCGCACGCGGTAATGGACGTGTCGATATCGCTCTTTTGAAGTGATGGGATATCTGGGCTGACCAGTTTCGATGTCTGCGGCTCTGCATCCTCATTCGCGTACTTCTCAGGATGCTTCCACCTGTCCATGTACTCGTTCGGATCGTAGCCCTCGACGGTCGGGTTATCGCCGAATCCAGGCACCACCATGCACTGGCAATCAGCGTGGAAGTGGTTCATTTCGCCCGCCGTCTTTGCGTTGCGGTACACAAAGCCACGAGAAGCCAGCATTTGGCAGAAAGGACATCCATGTGGGTAAGACTTCGAACCGCGCGGTACGCGGGCGAATCTGACCTTTCTGGGGTCTCTCTCGCCATTCCTGAACACGGTGTTGCCCGCCGAGCGCTTCACCTCATAGCCGATGCGCTCGTCCAGCCTGTCCACGACGGATTGCGAGCCGTCCGCGCCATCGTCCACAAGCGGCTGGACGGCCCAGCGCACGAACTGGTCAATGGCTTCGTCGGAGTAGTCGGGCGCGAGAATAGCGCCGTACTTCTCGCCAATCATGCGCTCTCGCAGCCCGTCGTAGAACTCGGCTGCGAGCGACGCGGCAACGTCCGCAGACGCGCCGCAGTAGCCCTGCATGACGGTGATTAGCGCGTCGCGCACATCCGCCACAGGCGCGTCCCAATTGATGCGCTCTAGCGACTCGGCCAGCTTCTTTCGCATGTCCTCGCTAAGCGATTCCAACGAATCCGCGTAGCCGTCCACGAACGAGCGCGGAACCCTAGACATTGCCACCGCCGAAGATGGCCTGCGTCATTGCCGCGCTCGCCGCCCTGACCTCGTCGCTCTTGACGCTCTCGAGGTCGGCGTCGCTGATGCCCACCATGCGCGCCGCCACGTCGGTCTGGCCGAAGCTCGGGCGCATGGAGTTGACCTTCACGGCCCAGTCGGCCATCTCGGAGCGAGAGTGGATGAGCGGGTCGGCGAAGCTCGCGCGCACGGCGCGGTCGCCCTCGCCCAGCCTGTCGGTGGTGGTGTTGCGCTCCACCGCCAGCGCGGCGCGGACGACGCGCTCGATGGTCTTGCTGTCGGCGTCGATGTCGCGCTGGGCGACGAGGCAGATGTCCTCGCGGCTCGCCCCGATGGCCTCGGCGCTGCTCGGGTTGTCCTGCACGATGCCGAGGCTGTTGAGCGGCACGCCCGTGGCGCCCGAGAACTGGCACGCGAGCGCCCGCAGCTCCTCCACGAACGGCTGCGGGCTGTTGCCCGAGAGCTGCTGGATGGCCGTGCGGTTGTCCCCGCTCTCGTCCACCTCGGTGGCGATGACTCGGTCGAGCTGGTACTTCAGCTTGTTGTCGATGACCGCCTCGTACTGCTCGGGCAGCAGGTTGAGCAGTGCCAGCTTCGGAACGCTGTAGTAGGCGCCCGCCACCTGCATGTGCCACATGCAGCGGATGGCGTCGTCGGTGAGCGTGCGCACGAAGCGCGTGATGCGCGTGCGCCCGAACGGGTTCATGGTGCCAGTGCCGTCGTGGCAGAACACGTACAGGCTCGGCTCGGGCTCGGGCGTGAGGCCGTCCTCGGCCACCCACTGGCCAGCCGCCACCTGCCGCAGCTCCACGACGTTGCCGGGGAGGTGCAGGTTCACGATGGTCGCGACGGGGACGAGCGTTGACCACGGCGTGAACTCCACGCGCGCGATGGCAAGCCCCGCGCCGACGACGCCCTCCCTGCCGTCGGGTGACGGGATGGCGGTGAACGTCTCGGCGCTGTGGAAGCGCACCACGGCGTGGCCGGCGCGGTTGCGCGTGACGGTCGCGGCCATGCAGCCATAGAGCAGCTTCGGCGCGAGGTGCCGGTTGTAGGCGTTCACGACGTTGGAGCCGTCGAGGATGGAGTCCAGCGCTGTGGCGTCGTAGCCGTCGGGCACGTTGAACCGCTCGAGCGTGATCCGGTCTGCCAGCGCGTCCACGGCCTTGCTCGGCCAGTGGCACGTCTGGTCGTTGGGAATGTCCGCGCCCACGCCGTAGTCGGAGACGGCAACGCGCCCGTCGTAGTAGCGACGCAGCGTCTCGTTGTGTCCAGCGTGGTTCTGGTACTCGTTGATCAGCAGCTCCGCCCACCAGCGCGCATCGTCGCTCAGGCCGTCGGCTTGCAGGATGCCGCTCAGGTCGATGGACGCCTTGCCAAGCGGCTTCCAGAGATTCGGTCCCATCATCCTATCCTCCCTCGGCGCTTCGGGTCGCGCTTCGTGGTTCGCACCGCCCACAGGGCCAGCGCGCATGCGTCCAGGCGCTCGGGGCACCCGCCGCCGAAGCCGTAGCCGCCATCCTTGCCTATGGCGCGTCTCGTCGCGCCTAGCGCGCTCTCAGCGAGCGCGGGGTCTGCCAAATGGGTGAGCGTGCCGTCGTTAATCGCGTTGACGAGCATCGCGTCTGCCGTGATCGCGTCCTGCGTGCGCGCGACCATGACGGCCTGCTTCGGCATGCCCGCCTTGACGAGCTGCTGCGCAAGGTCGGTCGCGTCCGCGCGCCCGTCCACGGCAACCGCCGCAGCCTTGTCCTTGCGCGCCACGAGCCAGTCGACCAGCCAGCCGATGCCGGCCACGGTCGGCTCCGTGCGCATGAACTCGACGTGTGCGCCCGCCGTGGTGGTCGCTGCTGCGGCCAGCGAGACGCTGCGCCCGTCGGGCGTGAAGCGCACGCCGTAGGCAAGCTTCGTGAAGCCCTCGGGCGGGTCTGCAATCTCGCATGCGTCCCATGACTCGCCAGAAATGAGCCTGTCCGCGTCCTCCTTCGTCGCAAACCAGCCGAGACGCTGGTGCGCGAACTGCTCAGGGTCTTCTGACTCAAACTCGGCCTCGACGGTGTCCATCGAAATCAGGATGCCGAGCGACGGGTTGGTTCGCTCCCATATGGCGCGGTCGGACACGTCGGGCAATTCAAGACTCGCGCC